TCCAGCTTTAGCTAAAGTGCTACCCACGCCTGGGATACTACTTACTAAACTTCCTAAACCCCCTCCTAGCCCACCAAGCATCCCTCCTAAAGCAGTACCAACTCCAGGTACTAACATCGCAATTGGTGCTACTTTTTTAGCTACCTTTTTAAGTGATTTAAAAGCTTTCTTAAAAAATCCAAACTCAGGCAATCCTGTTATTGGGTTGATGGACATACCAGATCCAACGGCATATTCATTTGGATCAAGACCAGCGGCCCTCATCTCTTGGTTAATACGCGCTTGCGTAGAGGCTGATATTACGGGTGGTACGACACGTTCGCCCAAAGCAACGTGAGCTAGAAACTGATCTTCGTCTCTACCCAAAGAAGCTAGGCCTGTCTTGTTTGTATCTATTCTGTTCATATATTTCTCGATTTTACCTCTAATCTTACATTCTGTTAATTACATTTCAAAGTTTATTGCATATTCTTTATCTTCTAAAGATTGTTTACAGGTTAGCCAAAATACCAATAAGTATCTATTTCCTGATTCAACAGCTAAACCTCGGTGCATGTGAGTGAAGCTAGGAAACATCAAAGCGTGTCCTGTAGGTATAGGATCTACAATACCTCGTCCTGCAAATTCCGTACCTCCTCCTTCATATTCTCCTGTATTTAAAGGTACTACCACACTTATATCAGCGCTAGAATCGTGATGCCACGCCCCTTGTTTTTTGTCTTTTAAGTTGTAATTTGCTATTTGAATACCGCCTCCAGTAACGTGGCGCCCCCATATAGCCAAAAAGATAGGGTTGAAGATACTAAAAACAACAGTCATCAAGGACATGTAAAGATTAGGTACCAGTTCTTGCAATACAATTTCTGGTATCTGTCTATGACTGTCCTCATCTGGATTCGGTACAAAATTATAAGTTGTTTGGATATTGGTCATTTCATCTTTAAGAATATCGCAAAAAATATCTGAAAATAAAGGCAGCGTATAAACATCTGCAACAGGTTCTTTTATTAAATTTTTAATAGGAAGGTGCGATAAATCTTGTAAACCTTTGTTTTTATAAAACTTTTTTAAATTAAATATAGAGTCTTTAACCGCTTTAAATGTTTCTTCTTCAATAAACCAGTCAGAAGGTTGCGTTAATAATAAGTTCTTTACTTGGTAATCTTGGCCTGACAGCAGTTCGTCAAAAGTAATTGGTTCTATTTGTTCTTTTACTGCTTGCATATTTTTTAAGTATAGTCGCCAATATTTATTGTCATGTCTCCATTTGTTTTAATAGAAACAGACCCTAACGATGCTTGCAGTTCGTACCCTTGTGGATCTACAGGAGTATGTAGCTGTACCCATTTAGCGCCTGTATAAACCTGTAAAACGCCAATAGACGTATTCCATATTACATCACCTTCAGAAAAACCTAAAGTGCTGATTTGTTGGTCGTTATATTGGGGTGTGGTGTCGGGATCAAATGCACCCAGATTTATTTCTAATATTCTAACTAAACGATTGTAAATGTCTCTATTTACAAACTGATTTGATTCAATCGGTAAACGAGTTTCTAATAATTTGCTCATCTTCTGCCATCAGCTTTTACGTCTAAGCGAGTAGCGCCCAATCTCCACCCTAAAGAAACATTACCATCGCCAGACTGGTCATCGTTAGATTCTACCCTAATAACTGCTTGTCTACCTCTAGCTCTTACATCTGCTTTTGTTGTAGAAGAACTAATTTCAGAAGTGGCTTTAGTGGTTAAGGATTCCCCTGGGAAATTCCTTACTTTAGTAACAATATTAATTGATCCAGAATTGCTATCTTGTAAAAAATTTATATCAGGAATTACAGAAGATATGGAAGTAAATTGGTTGCCATCACCTATATCAAAATCACTAGATTCTATAAACACTCCAGTCATAGCGCTACCGTCATCGTCATACCCTATTTCATGCTGGTATAAATAATTATCTTTAGTTGCTTGAGGATAATTAACAACTCCAGAATCTAACCAAGCGTGTCTTTCTAAATTTCCGTAATACCAAACTTGCTCTTGTGTGTTGTAGATAACGTAACGATCTATTTCACTTGAAGAACTAGAAGGGTAGAACCAGCCAACTTCATTATTTTCGCTGTTTGTAAATGCGTGTATTTTATAAGCTTGTCCAACATTTATATCAGAAAAAACATAACTTGATACCGAACAAGGCATCTTTTGAACGCTGCCATTATATAAATAAAAGCTTCCAAAGCTCATAAAATATATACCCATATCTGATGTTACTGCTGCTTTAGGCCCAATTAATCCTGTCGCTTCATTAATTAAATTAACAGCAAAAGTGTAAGGAGGACCTACAAATTGCATGCTATAAACTGACGTATCAGTAAATACAACTATTTCTTGTCTAGATTTAACGGCGCCAACTATTTTTGACCCGCTAGACAAACGTAAAGATCCAGCGCTGTTGGTTATAAGAGGTTCAAATTCAAGTTCATTTTCTTGATCTGAAAAGGCAATAAGCATTGGATCACTCGCTCCACTACGAGAAGATCCACTCATAGGGTCTGCGCCTAATACTATTAAATGTCTATCAACCTCTGAAGTTATCACCTGTAAACCTATAGTCGGGACCTGATTGGCACCACTTATTCCAGATAATACAGCCGCCCTAACGGTTAAACCATTATTTTCTACCCACCTATAAATGCCCCCACCTCTAGGATTCATAATTAAATTTTCACCAAAATTATCATGCGTCCATAAACGCAATTGCCCTGACGCACTTATAGAACTTACAGATCCAAATGTTCCAGAACCCCACGTTCCAGTACCCCAACCCGAAGAAGGAACATACGTATCTAAGCCTACGTTAATTTGATACGCTCCAACTACGGAACTACCACCATTACCACTGTCACTACCATTAGCAGTTACTGTGTCTCCGTCTGTGTCTTTAGCGGTTATTGTGTAAGTGTTTGTTCCTGTAACTAAGAGTATTTGATATTCTTGATTTAAAACAGCAGCAGTGACTAAACCACCTAAAGTAGCAGCACCACTAAAAGTAACATAATCATTAGTGACAGCTCCATGACTCGCATCAGTTACCGTTATGGTCGAGCTTCCATTAGTTGCAGCAAAGGTTACATCTCCAGCAGAAGTAGTAACTCTTAAAGGGGTAACATCATTATAAGAGCTACCCTCTTTAATGTAATATTTATAAGTAGTACCCAATCCAGTATAAAGATTGCTTCCTAGACTCATCCAAGAGTGTAAAGCTCTTGCGGTTCCTAAAAATGATTCAGGAATAAGCTTTTCCCAACCACTCATCTTTTCTACATGTCCGTTTCTGAAACGAATTAAATTGCCGTCGTACCATCCCCCTTCATTGTCGTAAGCTGTTCCATTTCGGTTAATACCAGGTTTTAAATTTACTTTAGTGTATGCCATTTACGCGCTCTCCCATTCTTTTCCTTGAAACAATAAGGATTCAGCTTCTCTTCTTTTCTTCAATCCCTCTAAAACTTTTCCACCAGCTTTGTTCCATCTCACAATCTGTTCTGGAACTTCATCGTATTTTCCGTCATTAAGAACGCGAAGTAATGTACTTTCGGATAAGTTTTTAGGGCCAAGATTAAATACCCAAGAACAAAGCGCATCAAATTGATTTTGCTCTAAAGGAGCTTTGACCATATCATTTATATAACCTTCATATTCGGGCATTTCTTCTTGCAGTAAATGTTCAGCTTCATCTTGATTTATTCTATCACCCGCCTTCACACCTTTAATGGTCCCGTATCCAATTGTCCAAATCCCTACGGAGTCTTGATAAGATTCCAAACGGCACCCTTCAAAATGTTTTATTAAAGATATTCCTTCTTCAGATATAACTCTAGACATTTTATCCCCAAACTTTTTTCTTTTTTCCGCCCCAATATTCAACGGCATGACCTTCAGAAATGAGTTTTTGGCAAATATCTTCTCCATCTTCTGTATAAGGTACGCCCAAAATTCTTCCATATTTCCCCTTCCCAAGAGATTTTACTTTAAAAGTTCCAACACAAAGTTCTTTTAATCTTTCTTTAGCTTTCAAACCAAGTGCTTTTTCAGATAAGTTTCGGGTCCTAGATTCTGGAGTATCTATACCCGCAAGCCTAACTCTTTGCTTGTGTAATTTTACATCAAAACCAAGATCTAAAATGCAATCAAAAGTGTCTCCATCTACGATACGATCTAGTGTTGCTCTATATACAAACTCATCAGGTGATTTACTCATTTTCTTTTTCCTCTTTTGGTTTATCGTATTCTCTATAATACTTAATAATTGATAAAATATCTTTCGTATATCTGGTAATTTCCGCCATATCCATACTCAAATTTTCGTATTCCTTACTTGATAATGAATAGAAAGCACGTCTAGGTGCATCTCCATTCTCTAGGTTAAGGAGATATTCTTGCATTAATTCAGGAGTCATCACTTCCCAATCAACTTCAGATAAGCTCATAGGATATGGCAGAGGTGGGTGATACATTGGCGGTCTTTCCGCTATACTTTTGACCGTAACTGGTTTTACAGAAGATTGCATTAACGAGCAACTTGCCATAAATATACTTAAACTAATTATTATTAGATTTTTCATCAAATTGATTTGGATTAGTTAATTCTTCAAGATTTGTCATAACTCTAGCCGATGCTTTATTAATTTTATTTTGTATTAATCCAGGCTTTGCTAAAGTTAATTCATCTAAATCATGTCTAGCAAATGTCTTTCTTAATTTATTGACATCTTCCATAGCTGCTTTCTTTTCGGACTCTAGTTGATTTAATTGTAATTGTTGAGTTTCTTGCTGTTTTAGATATTGGTCTATTGAGTCATTTTGTTTCTGTATTTCAGTCTCCAGAACAATCTGATTACCTTTAAGAGTGGCTATTTGGTCATTAAGATAATTAATATAAAAAATTGATCCAGCCAAACTAACGACCAACAATCCGCCTAATATTAAAGATAGTTTCATTCCCATGTATATACTTCCAATGGTTTCTCTTTGCCTTTTACTTTTAAAGGTTCTAATAATTCTAACTTATAATCGCTTTTTATGGCAGTGTTGTAACCAATTAACAAATCTTTTCCTGCTTCTTTAGTTCCGCTTTCTAGTCTTGCAGCTGTATTCACTGCATCTCCAATAGCCGTATAATCAAACCTAGATTCACTTCCCATATTGCCTATTACCGCATATCCTGTATTAATTCCGATCCCAATAGCAACTGGCGGCAATCCTTTACTTGTTAATTCTTGATTCAATTCTTTCATATTATTTTGTATATCTTTTGCACAATCTAACGCTTTATTCTCATGGAAGTCTTGGTCTATTGGTGCGTTAAATATAGCCATCATTGCGTCCCCAATGTATTTATCCACCATACCCCCATGTTTTTGAACTGCTTTCTGTTGTGCGGTCAAAGCCTTATTCATAATGTAAGTTACTTCTTCAGGTTCAAGGGTTTCTGACATTGACGTAAAGCCCCTTACGTCTGTAAATAGGAACGTGGCATAGCGTTTCTCTCCGCCCAGTTTCAGCTTATCGGGGTTCTTTTGCAGCTCTTTAACCTGTCTTGGGTCTAGATAGTGTTCAAACTGTTTTTTAATCTGCTGTCTGAGTTTAAATTGTTGCCTAAATCTAACGTAGAAAGCCACTGAACCTGTGATGAATTGAGATATTAGTGTCCATGTTACGTCTATTAACAATCCTTGTTGAATTGTATAAAAGCCAAAATAAGCCGTTATGGCCATTAAAGAGGTAAATAGGGCAACACCAAGAGTTATACCAAAAACATTTAATAGAAGCCACGCAAATAGCACTGATAAGGCAAATATGCCTACCTCTACCGCTAATGCGTAGTCAGGAACGTAAGGACTGTTTTCAATAAGAATAGACTCAGCTAATGCGGCCTGGATCTTATGTGGCTCTAAAAGTTGACCATTAGGTACACCTAGTTGCGGCATTATCCCTTTTGCCGTAAACCCAACGAACACAAACTTACCTTCTACATTCATTTCCTTTAAGTCTGTTTGCGGTGTATCAACCCAACTTATCCACTTACGACCAAGTGCATCTGTTTTAACAGGCGGTAAGCCTTTAACTCTTATTTCTTCTATGCCTACCTCATTGGTTTTTATAACGTAGGTATCAGCACCAGTTAATATCTTCAGAACTTCAGTACCATAAGCAGGGACCCAACCATCAGGAGTTCTTAATAATAAGGGCAATCGTCTTATTAAAGAATCTACCTCAACCCTTGCTACGGCTATACCTTGATTGGCGTTTTGTCTGAGTATGTATATATTCTGAATAACGCCCTTTGCATCTATACCCCCTTTGTCATCACCCATAATGACTGTTCCAGTAGTGGGCGGATAATTTCCATTATCATTTTCAAACATTGCCAAGATACTTGGTGCGTAAGATAAGGCTTCAGAGAATTCTGCATCTCCGCCAAATCTATCTGGTTGAGGAAAGGCGACCACCCAACCGACACCTATTGCTCCACTGTTTAAAATTTCTATCTGTATTTCAGCGAGCCTTTGTCTACTCAGTGGATAGCCACCCTCTCTAGTTATATCATCTTCTGTTATGTTTAGTACAGTAAAATAACCAGAAGGCTCTTGTTCTGGTATCAGGGCATCAAAGGTTTTAAGTTTTAATATTTCGGTTGGTGTAGATTGATAAACCAGAGGCATACCCAATAGAACTAAAAGAACTAAAGGTATTAAGTGTTTAATCATATTGAGTAATAGTTACTGTCTTAGTGCAATTAGTTACGCAGTTATAGGTCGCTGTAAATGATTTATCTGTTGCTCCGCTTTGAGTTACTGCCACGTTGTAATCGTCTTTATAGAAATTGAGCCTAGCGGTGTGATCTCCTGAACCTGATTGATTTATAGATGCTGTGCCATCATCTGCGTCTGAATACCAAAACACATCTGCATCATGGTCTCCTGAACCTGATTGAGTGATGGTTGTGGTATTACCATCAGCACGATTATAGTTATAGATGTAAGCGTTATGTTGTCCTGTTCCTGATTGTGTTATTGTGCTTGTAGCGTCATCACCAAACGCAAGAATCTTAGCGTATTTGTTATTTCCAGTTTGTGATATTGAATAAGTAGTATCATCTCCAGCCATTAATATCTCACCATGATTATCGTCACCTGTTTGTGTAATGGTTCCTGTATTATCATCTTGGTCTAGGTCAAGATACCCATAATTGTTATCCCCATTTTGAGTTATGTTGAAAGTGTTATCTGAGTGATTAGACCATTGAGAATATGCTTTGGTCGTATTTCCAGAACCCGTAGTGGTTAGATTGATAGTAGCCCTAGTGCAAGTATGGGTTTGGTACACTCCGTTACTTAAACCGCAGTAAACTGTGGCATTATTTGTATACCCTACTTGCTTAATATTAATAACAGAATCATTGCCTTTCTGCTGAACAGTAATTGCATTGTTCCCAGCAACTAAAGGAAAACTAATCAGACTGATTAATAATAATCGTACCATCTCCCCCTCCATTAACTGTTATGTCTATAAATTTACCCGCAGATAATATCTGTATATTATAAGCACTTCTTTTTTCTATTTGTAAATCTATTGTATTCTCTACACTTCTAAAGAATGTAAGCATCTCTCCATCAACATAAGAATATACTTGCGCTTTAGCGTCGTACCCAGCAGTTATTCCTTCTATAGTTACATCACCTATCTTTGAGACTTCATCTTCACCCTCTATAAAGGCCAATAAATCTATTAAGAAATCTACGTTCAGTAAATCTATGGACAGCCTATCTATTTCAAGTTCATCTTCTTCTAATTCATCTTCATCAAAGTTTTCTTCTAAGAAGTCCACATCCAATACATTGGTGCTTTTAGTGTTTTGTTCATCAACGGCTTCTTGTACTTCATCTGGCGGATTAACTATCAGAAGGTTATTAATGAAGTTTAAGGTCATATTTACTAAAGTGACTGGTTTGGTAGGGGGTGCTTCAGAAACGCTTACCATAGTCGCCTGAAAGGGCTGATTTAGTATTTCTATACCTGCTGCTGTTTCTACTGTTATTTCTCCTGAACTCGTTCCATCTTCATTTGGAAGCAATATAATAAGAGATCTTCCTATCTCATCTACTGTCGTTGTAAAATCTGTTCCACGAATAGAGATGTCTGCACTTGGAGTTTTAATAGATATATTCTTTTTATCTATTCTGCCCAGTTTCCCAGTAATAAACCTAGCTGTCCCACCAGCCATTCTAAGAGCTAATTTAGATTTACTGGGATTAGGGTCATAAATGTATTCATCTACAACTATTTTGGAATGTTCCGTTAGTTTAATAACAGAATCATCTAAGAACTGTATAGCCATACGACCATTGCCAGTACGCACATCATCATTACTGAGTATGCCTAGAGATAGTTCAGCTAATAGCTTATCTCCGTTTTGACTGCGTAACACCTCTCCATTGCCACGCAGTTCAGATATAGAACCTATATCCGCATATAAAGAACTAGATACTAACCCTATTAGCAACCAGTAGTGCATTGGTCAATATTAATAACACCGCTTGTGGAAGCAGCGACTATATTGATTGTGTCCGTTACACCTGATGCGCTTGTGGTTTGGTCAATGTCTATGTTGTTACTATCACCAGTTATGCTAGCCGTTATTGATTTATCGTCAGTTCCAATCTGAGTTACATCAATGTCATTTGAGTTACCATCAATAGTCCAATTATTGACTGCGCCTATAACCTCACTTCTGATGTTTAAATCATTGGTGTTACCAGTTATAACGGCATCAAAGTTTCCGCCTGTAGCAGCACTTGTACTACCTTGCAACCAAGTCAATACGTTAGTATTACCTGTTGCACTATAGTCAAAGTCAGAACTTGTCACAGCACCACTGCCACCAGCGGTTATTGTTGACGTATTCGAGTCTCCGATTTGGTACATAGTCCAGCTAGAACTTGCTGCTTGAGCAATGGCATTAGCTAAAGTATTAGTATTACCCTGTTGTTTTATGTCAGCGGTTATTGATGCACCTGCAAAGGTAGACCTTGTACTTGACGTACCAACTTTGTTCGTATTTCCAATTTGGTCAATAGTCAGATTAAAAGCTCCACCGCCAGATTGTGTTAAATAAATATCATTATTCCCTGCGTACACGAAGCTTGTAGAAAGTAACAACAATACTTTAATTAGATTTTTCATTTTTCCTCCTCACTTAATAGTGAATAATCAAAATCCCATAATTGTTTTTCAAGACCTTCTTGTATTAACGAATAAACTGCCGTCTCGATAGCAGATCTCGTTGCATAGCCTGTAGCTTCTGTTTGTGTATATCCTGTTTCTATCTCCACTAGCTCTGTACCCAGTTCCGTGAATCTAAAAACATCTCTACTAACACCTGCACTCAGTATAGTTTTACTAACTGTTGTGTTTAACATAACTTCTCCTGTTTGAACTAATACTGCTCTAACAGAAACAGTTATGTCATCTTTTCGGTATTGGTTTGTATTACCAATACCTAAATATCTAGCACCATTTCCTCCAGTCATTATATCTGAATCGTAGGAAACGATACCGCCTTCCAAGATTATACCCGCATATAGGATAGGTTTCAGTTTATTAGCACCTTTTCCATCGTAAGTATCTCTTGTACTTTTAATTAATTGACGTTCTTTAGTTAGGTTGTTTAGCCCCACCCTTTCTACCACAACGAACCATTCCCCATCTCCCGCTTTTCTTAAAGCCTCTATTAAATAGTTTTCTGCTCCTTGCGTAACTGCTGTTGAAAATAGGGCCATTTTATTAGAGGGCTTACGTTGACCCGTTAAGTCTTTAAACTCATAGATAGCTATAACTGCTTTTTGATTTGGTTTTGGTAAATCTAATAATTTCTGTAAAGTTACTCTTTCTACCCTGGCTTCTTCAGGGCAAGTAAGTCCATATATCAAACACTTATCTGCTCTAGGTGGTGCAAATGAAGCGCAACCTGTAACAGCTAGTATTAGAATTATATTCCACAGTCTGCGGTACATATCCCAAATATTCCTATCGGTATTACTATCTCAGTTATTGAGCCATCTTCTGCGATAACCGTTAAAGTTATGTATTCTCCATCATTAGAGAATGATATTTGATTCCCTTCTAATTCTATTGTTCCACCAGTACCGCCATCTTCATCAAACAACATATCTGAAATGTCTCTAGATAGATTACTAAAAATTCTAGACTGAAGGTTATTTAAAAACTTATTAAGTGTACTGTTCTCTATTTCTCTTTCTATTTCTTCTAGTTCTGACTGTATCTTCTCTGCCAATTCCTCACGCCTTTTGGTCTCTTGTTCATCAATGGTTAAATAGTGTGCAGATGTACCAATACCACTAAAACTAGGGTTTTTAAATTCATGGGTTAGCGGAGAACTTTCTACATCATTAGTAAAAAAAGCAATACCGAACATAACAACCAAAGCAATAAACATTGCTGATACAAATAATATATCGTCAGGTCTTTTTTGGGTTTTCTTTTTCATCTTGCTCTTTAAGCTCTAAAACAGTATTAACTTTCTGCTGTAATCGTATCATATCTTGGTCTAGCAAGCGTAATTGGTCGGTTAAGCGTATTATGGTGGATTTCATTTCAGTAACAGCTGGATCAATTTCATTGGTTATGGTTTGCCATACGAAATAAACGAAATAACCAAGCCCAACAACCATTACTACAGGAAATCCAAAATCAGATACGATCTGAACTATGTCCATTAGTCTCTACGTGCGTCTATACTGCCATCTTCTACAAAATTCTCTGCCCTTGCTATACGTTCTAAGTCTGGCGGAAGATTCAATGCACTAGATACGCTTGTATCAATACGTATGATGTCATTATTCATAGTAGACGCTCTTGTAATTAACATTTTAGAAATCCCCTGAATGGTTTTGATCTCATCAACGAGACCATTCATCATTTGCTTCATTACTAAAAATATAAAAAAGGCCATAATAAGACCAGAAGCTATTGGAAGTCCTAATTCAGCGATCAGATTGAACGCTTCCAAATTTAATCCTCGCCTTTAAATTTTTTGCTTTGTCCTGATGTTCCTGCGTAAATACCAAAAACCGCTGCCATAGCCCCTACAACTACAGAGACTAACCCAGCTTGTTCCAAGTTTGGTTCAGGAATATCCATAAACCAAGTGACCACTTTATATAAAAGTACAATATAAACACTTACGAAAACTCTAGGAAATATCCTCCAAGCGTCTATAGTTTTTGCTAGATGTACCCACTTTTGAAAAGGATTTAAAGATAAATTGTTTGGAGTTACATCTATATCTAGCTCCAATTTCTTTTTTATTACAGGTTCCGTTTTTATTTCTTCTTCTATCATAAAAATTTAGCCAAAACTACGGCCCCAGCTATAAAGGGGTAAACTCCCCAAATGAGCGATTCTAAACGCTTAAATTTAGCAGATCCTTCGTCTAACCGTTTTTCAATATATTCATACCTGATAGCGCACTCTCTTTCATGTGTGCGTATTTCGGTTAAAGGATCTGGTACAACTGACATTAATCTTCTTTTTTTACTTCAACAGTAGTATAAGCTTCATCTACATCAGGGGTTGAAGGATCATCAGCAACAAATTGGCCTTTTTCAGTCCTGGCCCTGACCTTCTTATCTTCAACACCCCTGACATCTTGCCAGAATTTTTTAATGGTGTCTTTGTATGTTTTTGGTAGCCAGCTCATTTTTGTTTAGCCTTACCTATATTAAGAGCAAGTAAATCAACAAACTTATACAGTTTGCCAATCCAAACATCGTCTTTAGGCGTTGGTGTTGAAGCTGCTATTAAACTAGCAA